ATGACCGCACAGACCGCAATCACTCGCCGGACCGAGGCCCAGCCAATCCGCTGGTCCGAGCCGGCCTTGCCTTCGAAACTGAATTCGCTTCTCGATCGAAAGTTGGCATTCAATGACCTGCCTGTCGTCGGACCGGTATCGGCCGGCCATCTGCGTGATTATGTCGCCGCCTGCCAGCCGCCATTTGCGCTGCCTGAACAGATCAACCGGATGCTGACCCGCGTCGCCAACATGATGCCCAGCCCGCGCGGCCTATCGGTGGAAGAAGCGGACGAACGCATGGCTACCTACCGACGCGCGCTGGCGATCCATGCCTTGCCGGATCTCCATGCCGCCTTCGATGCGATCCTGCGGAAGTGTCGCTTCTTTCCAACCGTTGCAGAGATCGAGGAGATCATTGCGCCGATCCGCGCGGCTCGTATGGCCCGCGCCAATCGCGCCGAGATGATTTTGATGAAGCACGAGCGCGAATGGGCGCCGCCGGTCGACGCGCTCACCGCGGACGAAGCGAAGCAGTTGGGCCACATATTGGCTGACCCGCTGGCGACCCGGGCGCAGCAGAACTAAAGAACAGGTAGAGAACGGAGTAACGGGGTCATGGCGCGCAGGAACAGGGTTAAGACCAAGAGGATCAGGAGCGCGGCGGCTTATGTGCCGCATGTCGACGCAACGCCGGAGAGGCTCGCCAAGGGCGACGATAGCGATTTCATCAATCCGGCAGAGATCGATCCGCGTGAGCAGCCGATCGGCCGAGTGCGCCGCTTCCGTTCGACGATGCTGGACCGGTTACACAAGAAGGGGCAACTGACCTGGCCTCAATGGTATGCGGGTGAATGCTATCGCAATGCGCATGCACGTGCTGCGCTGGCACCAGCCGTCACCGCAGCCTATGGCGAGCGCACCACTGTTGGCGAATGCAGCTATGGCCTTGCGCGCACTGAAGCGCAGGTCCGCGCACGGCAGTTCGTTCGCGAATGTCGCGAGCAGATACCGTTCGATATGCGCGGCTTCATGGATCGTCTGCTCGTGCATGACGACCTGCCGCGATACGGCGGTCGGCGCTATTACCGGTCGCTTGCTCAGATCCGCGACACCTTGGATACTCTGGCAGGTTACATGCGAATTTGCTCTTGATGGTTGCGGAAAACTCAGGTAGCTAAATCATCAACGTCGCTTATTGCGTCTTAAGAGGGCTGCCCTATCGGGTGGCCCTTTCTCGTTGGAGGTGACGAGGCAATGGCGCATCTCCACATGACCGTCCAGTATCATGCCCAGCCGTCCGCCGAACGATAGGTCGCGGCCCCGAGGTCGTGTCGAGCGGCTGCGCGGGCGCAAGGCAGTGACACAGCGTAAGCGCCGCCTTCGCGATGAGCCGCTCTGCCGAGACTGCAAAGAGAAGGGCATCATCACTGCATCGACCGTGCCCGATCACATTGTGCCACTGGCTCACGGTGGCACAGATGACGACAGCAACATCAGGTGCCTATGCCAGCCCTGTCACGACGCACGGACGGCAGAACAGTTCGGCCACCGCAAACGGGTGGTCATCGGGCTCGACGGATGGCCTTCGGAGTAGGCCGGACGTGGGGGTGATCTGAAAGTTCAGGCCCTTGCCGGCGGAAACCGGAGCGGGACTGAAATTCGCGCAAAACCACATTGATTGTCTGAAAGGTCCAATATGGCCACCAGGGGCGCCAAGCCGAAGGCGGTCAAACTGAGGCTGGTCGACGGCACTCACCGGACGGCCCGGCATGGCGACAGCGGCAAGGCGCGCGAGGCCGTGGAAGAAGCGGCCGCCAGTTTCGGCAACCTGAGCAGGCCAGCTTCGCTAAAAGGCGCCGCTGCTACCGCATGGAAGAAATTCATCGAGCCGGCCGCTTGGCTGGACGGATCGCGCGAGCCGGCCGCGATTGCATTCTGCGAGCTGTGGCGAGAATTTACCTTCAATCCAACGGGCTTCCCGGCGTCGAAGCACGGCCAAATGCGCGCCTACATGAGCGAGCTCGGCCTCACCGACGAACGAAATCGCGGAGACCATGGCAGCAAAAAGGAGGAAGACGAGTTCTTCGGTTCCGACTGACCGGGGCACGAAGTTTGCTCTAGATGTCGTCGCCGGCAAGCTCGTCGCCGGCCCACATGTTCGGAACGCCTGCCGGCGGCATCTGGACGACCTGAAGCGCGGTCATGAACGCGGGCTGGTCTACTCGGTCGAAAAAGCTGAGCGCGTGCTCCGTTTCTTCGAAACGAAGCTCAGGCTTAACGGCGGCCAGTTCGAGGGTAAGGCGTTCCTCCTGCATCCTTCGCAAGCGTTTAAGCTGTCTTGCCTCTTCGGCTGGCTTAAGCTCGACGGCACCCGCCGTTTCAGGCGTGCCTACATCGAGGAAGGCAAGGGCAACGGGAAAAGCCCGTTCGCCGGCGGCGTCGGCCTTTATGGGATGATGGCTGACGACGAACCTGGCGCCGAGATCTACGCGGTTGCTGCGCACCGGGACCAAGCGAGGATTTTGTTCAACGACGCAGTGTCTATGGTCGAGCAGTCGCCCGACCTTGATAAACGGATCACGAAAAGCGGCGGGCCTGGCAAGGTCTGGAACATGGCGTTCCTAGCCCGAAGCTCATTTTTCCGCCCATTGAGCAGGAGCGCTGGCAAGTCTGGATCAGGCCTGCGTCCACACATCGGTTTGGCGGACGAGATGCATGAACATCCGAACCGCGACGCGGTCGAGATGATCGAACGTGGTTTCAAGTTTCGCCGTCAGCCGCTGCTGCTCATGATCACCAACAGCGGCACTGATCGCAATTCGATCTGCTATGAGGAGCATGAACACGCCGTCAGAGTGGCGGCTGGCACTGCAACGCCAGGCGAAGACTTCGCCTATGTGGGCGAGGCGATTGACGACAGCACCTTCAGCTTCGTCTGCTCGCTCGATCCTGGCGACGACCCGTTGAACGATCCAACCTGCTGGGCGAAAGCGAACCCGCTGCTGGGCACCATCCTGTCGCATGACTACCTTGAGGGAGTCGTAGCCCAAGCGAAGGCCATCCCGGGCAAGCTGAATGGCATCTTGCGGTTGCATTTCTGCGTCTGGACCGATGCTGAGAGCGCCTGGATGTCGCGCGCAGTGCTGGAGCCTTGCTTGGCCGAGTTCGACCCGTCAGAGCATCACGGCAAGGCCGTCGCTATCGGCCTCGATCTGTCGCAGACACGCGACATCACCGCGAAGGCAAACGTCGTCGAGACGGGCAGTGTTGAGGTGGAGATCGTCGTCGACGGCGAAAAGCAGATCGTGCGGAAGCCGACATACGACGCCTGGATTGAAGCTTGGACGCCGGGCGATACGCTCGACGCTCGCGCTTTGCGTGACAAGACGCCCTATGATGTCTGGGCACGGCAAGGGCACATCTTGGCCCCCAAGGGCCAGAGCATTCGTTTTGATCATGTCGCTCAGTCTCTAGCCGATGACGACCGCAACTTCGGCATCGTTGCCGTAGGCTATGACCGATATGCTTTCAGGCAGTTCGAAAATGAATGCGCCCAGATCGGGCTGAGTATCCCTTTCGTCGAGCATCCGCAGGGCGGGACGAAGAAGGGCAAACCAAATCAGGCGATGATTGAGGATGCCAAAGCGCGCGACGTCGAGCCGGAAGGGCTTTGGATGCCCGGCTCAGTCCGCGAATTGGAGAGTGCGCTGACTGAAGGAAGGATCCGGCTCCTCCGGAACCCAGTCCTCATTTCAGCTATGATGAGTGCGGTCACCGATGCCGATCGCTGGGGCAACTACTGGTTGGCAAAGGAGCGCGCCGTGAACAAGATCGACGCTGCTGTCGCCCTCTGCATGGCAATCGGAGTTGCCGCCAAGGTGCCGACGTCGAGTGGTATCGACGATTGGCTCGCAGGACTCGCCACGTGAACCTGGTCCGTCGCGTACTCGGCGCCATAGGCAAGAACTGGACGCCTGATGCCGGGCGGGCAAGCCTTCACGACCGCGACAACTTCGTGACCAACCGAGTGACTGTTGCAGACTGGAACGACGCCCGATGCGGCAATGCCGCGCTGGGCATCTCAGCGACCTGGGCATGTGTGAACTTGTTGGCGGGGACGATCGGCTCGCTCCCCCTCATGGTTTACCGTGAGAAGAATGGCCGGCGGGAGGTTTACAAGGAACATCGCCTCTACCCGCTCCTGCACGACAGTCCGAACAGGTGGCAGACAGCCGTAGATTTTTGGGGTTTTATCCAAGGATCACTCGAACTGTACGGCAATGCTTATGCCGAGAAGCGGACGCTCGGCACGGGTATCAGCTCCTTGATCCCGATTGCTCCTGAATCGATGACGGTTCGCCGGACGTCGCGCGAGGGGTTGGAGTATGAATGGACGGACAACGGCGTCAGAACCATCGCTGATGCCGGCAGGGTGCTGCACATTCGCGGCTTCGGTGGGGGGCCGGTCGGCGGCGCTTCGACTCTGGCAGTCTGCGGTCGTGCTTTCAGCGCCGCGCTGCACACCGAGGCATCGGCGGGAGCGATGTTTCGTAATGGAGTCCGCCCGTCTGGCGTGTTGTCGATCGACAAGTCGCTGACCAGGGAGCAACGGCAACTGGCAGAATCGCTGCTCCAGGACAAATTTGCCGGGGCAATGAACGACGGCCGACCCATGCTGCTCGACAACGGCATGAAATGGGAACAGCTGGCAATCAATCCTCATGATGCTCAGATGTTGGAGAGCCGACAATTCTCGGTCGAAGAGATATGTCGAATTTTTGGCGTCCCCCCTCACATGGTAGGCCACACCGACAACAGCACCAGCTGGGGAACGGGCCTTGAGCAACAGACGCTCGGCTTTCAGAAATTTACTCTGCGCCCGCGGCTGGAGCGGATTGAACAGGCGGCAGACAAGCAGCTGCTGACCCCCCAGGACCGTGCAAACGGCGTGACGATCGAGTTCAATCTGGAGGGGCTGCTGCGCGGCGACAGCGCGGCGCGCGCCCAATTCTATCGCGAGATGACCGGCATAGGCGCGATGACGATCAATGAAGTCCGGGCCCTCGAAAATCTGCCGCCCGTCACCGGCGGCGATGTGCCCCGCATGCAGATGCAGAATGTCCCGATCACCCAGGAAGTGACGCCATGAACAAGAGCGAATTCGCGCTGGACGTGAAGGATGTGTCGGAGAGCGGCACGTTCGAGGGTTACGGCTCAACCTTTGGCGGCCAGCCCGACAGCTATGGCGACATCATGGTCGCTGGCTGCTTCGCCGACACGCTGGTGAAGCACAAGCGTGAAGGCTCTATGCCTCTCATGCTGTGGGGTCATCAGTCGAACGAGCTTCCGATCGGGGCCTGGGACGACATGGCCGAGGACGGCAAAGGCCTGTGGATGAAGGGACAGCTGGATCTTGACGATCCGGTCGGTCAGCGCGTCCACCGCGCGCTGAAACGCCGCGCTGTTCGCGGGCTGTCGATCGGCTATCAGACGTTGTCGAGCGAGCCGGACCCTAAGAGGGCCGGAGTGCAGTTCCTCAAGGCCGTGGACCTTTGGGAAGTGAGCGTAGTCAACTTCCCTGCCAATCGCCGCTCCCTGGTCACCTCAGTGAAAAACATTCGAGCAGGCGGCTTGCCTTCGCTCGCAAACTTCGAGGCGTTCCTGCGTGAGGCAGGCTTCTCGAGAACCGAGGCTACGGCGATAGCCGGTAAAGGCCTTGCGCCAATGCTCCGGGGTGAGCCCGGCATGGCAACCGACGTGGACCTTCTGTCCGCGCTGAAGGCGGAACTCGCCATCTAACAGCTCATCCCAAGGAGATTTTCATGAGCACCGATAATAAGTCGGCGGCCGAGCTTGCTGCCGAAATTAAATCGTCGTTCGAGCAGAAGCACGACGCGGTGAAGGCCATGGCCGAAAAGGCGATAGCCGAGGCGGCCAAGGGCATCGAAATGAGCAGCACCGTCAAGGAGCTGGCGGACGAGGCCATAACCGCCATGAACGAGGCGAAGCAGCGCCTGACTGACATTGAGCAGAAGATGGACGGCATGAGCCAGGCGGACGAAGGGCCGACGACCGCCGGCGAACGTTTCGTCTCGGACGATCGTTTCAAGGCATTCGCCGGCGAGACCCGCCCGCGCGGCCGCGTTATCGTCGACGTGAAGGACATCTCGTCGCTCACCACCGACGCCGCCGGCTCGGTCGGATCTCTGATCCAGCCCGATCGCGCGTCGCCTGTCTTGCTGCCCCAGCGCCGCATGACCATCCGCGCGCTGTTGGCACCTGGTCAGACCACCTCGAACCAGATCGAATATGACAAGGAGAAAGGTTTCACCAACAACGCTGCGCCCGTGGCCGAAGGTGACCTGAAGCCGCAGTCGGAAATCCAGTTTGAAGAGGCGACCGCCAACGTCCGCACCATCGCGCATTGGATGCGCGCCAGCGTTCAGGTGCTGGCCGATGCGGCTGGGCTTCGCTCGATGATCGATCAGCGTCTGCGCTATGGCCTCTCCTACGCTGAGGAGCTTCAGCTGCTGAACGGCTCGGGCACGGGTCAGAACCTGTCCGGTCTGGTCACTGAGGCCACGGCCTATGCCGCCGCTGGGGGCCTGACCGCCAGCAGCCCGATCGACATCATCCGCCTGATGATCCTCCAGGTCGCATTGGCAGAGTACCCGGCGAACGGCATCGTTCTGAACCCGATCGACATGGCCGCCATCGAGATGGAGAAGGACGGCGACGGCCGATACTTGATCGGGAACCCGCAGGGCACGATCGATAAGCGCCTCTGGGGCCTGCCGGTGGTCGAAACGCAGGCCATGGGCGTCGACAAGTCGCTGGTCGGTGCCTTCAACCTCGCCGCTCAGATCTTTGATCGGCAGGATGCAACGGTCGAAGTTTCGACCGAGGATCAGGACAACTTCGTCAAGAACAAGGTGACCATCCGCGCGGAGGAGCGCCTGGCTCTTGCAATCTACCGACCGGAGGCTCTGGTTTACGGCGACCTTGGCCGCGTCGCTTAATCAACTCCCCACCTCGGGGCGGCGTCGCGCCGCCCCGCTTTCATGAGCGTCGCCACCCGATGCTCTGGAAAGCGAAGGAAGACATCAATGGTCAAAGCCATTCTGATCAAGCCGCTGGACGGAAAACCCGAGGGCTCGCCGGCCGAATTTAGCCAAGTCGACTTCGACCGGCTGAAAAAGCTCGGTGCCGTCAAGGCGTCTCCTGCTGGCGAAGTCGCTGAAAAGAAGGAGCCAGCGCAGGCGAACAAGCGCGCGCCGGCGCCAAAGAACAAGTCAGCGGAATAAGCCGGCATGGCCAAGTCGGTTCATAACGACGTGCTCGATGGTGCGCTAAGCGTCATCCGCAGCAGCTGCACACGCATGACGCTTTGCAGCGCTGAGCCCGGTACGTTCGCTCAGGCCAGCGCGACACTTGCTCTTGCCGACACCGACATGGCGCCGGCCGACTTCGTTCTTGCCGATGGTGACACGTCAGGCCGCAAGATGACGGTGGCCGCTAAGGCAGGGGTGCCAATCAATGTCGGTGGCAGCGCGACCCACATTGCGCTGCTCGACGTCGCCGCGTCTCGCCTCCTGTACGTTACGACGTGCCCGACACAAGGCGTGGCGCAGGGCGGAACGGCTGATGTCGGATCCTGGGCTATCGAGATCGCCGATCCAGCCTGATCTGGGACGATAGGGGGGCGCATGACTTTGGTCACTCGCGTCTTCCTTGCCGATGCGGTTTGGACAATTCCATCCGGCGTAACGGCGCTGGAGTTGATCGCCCTGCAAGGCGGGGGCGGCAATGGTACGAAGGTTGGATCGACTACTGGTCCTGCTGCTGGCGGCGCGTCCGGCGGCTTCATTGCAATCACAGCCGCCCCTGTCGTAGCCGGCCAACAGCTCACCATTCAAGTCGGCGGGCAAGGGATCGGCGGCATCGCTGCCGCAACCCGCGTCACAAGCGGCGCGAGCTACGCAGAAGCCGCCGGCGGCGATAACGCAGTCGGATCGAACGCACCGGCGCCAGGCGGTACTTCCACCAGCCAGTGGACGCTCGGGGGCGGGCTTTACGAGCGGGTCGGGACTCAGGGGCAAGCCGGCGCAAACACGCGAGGCGGTTCTGGCGGCGGCGGTGCTCCCGGTCCATCGGGTGCCGGCGGCTGGGGCGGTCGAAGCGGCCTCACCAATTCCGGCTATGGCGGCGGCGGCGGTGCGGCCAATGGCGGTGGCAATGGTGAAGGCGGCAACAGCGCCGAAGCTCGAGGCGGCCACGGCGGCGACAGTCCGGCTGGTGCGATCGGCGGGCGCGGAGCGACACTGACAACTGCGGCGAAGGCAGGGACAAACGGATCAGGTGGCGGCGGTGGCGCAAACGCCGCGAACCTTCGCAGTGGTGCTGACGGTAGTTTTCAGCCCCTTTGGACCGACACCATAACGGGCACCATGGCTGGGCCAGGCGCGGGCGGCGGCGGGCGGTGCATCAACGACACGGTTGCCCGAGGTGGCGACGGAGGGTTCGGCGCTGGCGGCGGCGGCGGCTCAGATGTTGCGAACAGTGGGCGCGGCGGGCCGGGCTACGTAGTCATTCAATACGATGTCGCTGACGCGGCGGCGCAGGTGCAGCCTGGTTCAGGTGATCACGGCCACGTCGCCGCCGCGCCACTGGTCAACAGCCGAGGAGAGGTTTCGCCAGACCCCGCCACGATTAGGCACTCCGCGACTGCCCCAAAAGTGCTTACGTCAAGCGCCGTCGCGCCGGCGGTCTCGTCTCATGCCTTGCAGAGCTCGGGGGCTTTGGTCCGCCTGCCGGCGTTGATTGAGGTCAAGCCTGGGCTACAGGGGCACGCAGCTGTCGCACCGAGAGTAGCGGCGCGTAGCGCGGTTAAGCCGGTTCGTTCGCTGCTCGACCATGGTTCGACATCGCCCACAATCGGGCGCCTCTCAGTCCTGGCTCCGGCCAGCGCAGTTCACGCTCTTCGGTCGGCTCAGGTGCCGCGGCGCGCCACGGTCCAGCGCCCGGTGGGCGCGAGCCATCGACCAGATGCCGCAACAGGATCAAGGCTGCCGGTCGGGACGGCAGCCCGACCGGACAGACCAAAAGCGACGCGCCCGAGCCAAACTAGTGGAAGGAGGCTGTAGATGGGTCTTCAGCTCGTCACTGCGCCTACGGCCGATCCAGTCACGATCGAGGAGGCCAAGGCCCAATGCAGAGTGCTCCATCCTGACGAAGACATGCTGCTCGCCGGCTTGATTGCTGCTGCGACACGGCACGTAGAGAAGGTGCTGGACTTATCTCTAATGGCTCGCACCTGGCGCCTGACTCTTGACGCTTTCTCGCCGACGATCGAGCTGCCCCGCGGCCCGGTGACATCGGTGACAGCCGTGAACTATGTGGACCGCGGCGGCCTGACCCAACAGGTTCCGACGGAGAAGTACACGACTGATCTGGCCAGTCCTGCTCAGTGGATCGTCCTGAACAGTGGCGGCGAGTGGCCAGCAACGATCGGCGGCGTCAACGCTGTATCGATAGATTATGTCGCCGGCTTCACGTCCCTGCCCTCGACCTACGACGATCTCAAGCATGCCATTCTTCTGCTGATCGGCCACTGGTATGCGAACCGGGAAGCGGTGAATGTCGGAAACATCACCAGTGAGGTGCCGCTGGCGGTTGCTTCGCTTATCCAGCCATACCAACGGTTCTCAGTATGAGAAGCGGCACGCGCAACCGGATCATCGTGCTCGAACAGCGGACCGTTATCGAGGATGAGTACGGCGGCGAGCAGGAAACGTGGCAGGAGTTCGCGCGCGAATATGCGGCGGTCTACTTCGGCAGCGGAAGCGAGCAGCGCCAGGCCGCTCAGCAAGGCGGCAGCCAGACCGCCAGTTTCGAGGTTCTGTCCAACAGCACCACTCGGTCGATCAGCATCATCGATCATCGCATAATCTTCGACAGCGGGATCTGGAACATAACCAGCAAAGCGGACGTCGGTTTAAACGACGGCGTCCGCATCACGGCTGTAAGGAGTGCACCTTGATGCCTGAGACTTTCCAGCTGCAGGGTATGAAGGAGCTCGAGGCAGCACTTGCGCAGATGCCGCGCGCGACGGCGCGATCAGTCGGCTTGCGGGCTTTGAAAGAAGGAGCAGAACCGATTGCTCGCGCAGCCCGAGCGCTCGCGCCGGTTGGCGAGGGCGAGCTTGTCGAAAGCATCGATGTCGGCACAGTGCTGGCGCCTTCTCAGCGAGCCGATCGCGGCGCAGTAGCTCCGCTCGAGATCCATGTCGGCCCAGGGCAGCAGCCGCAGGCGATCACTCAAGAGTTCGGCACCTACAAGGAACCGGCTCAGCCGTTTATGACGCCCGCTTGGGAAACTCAGCGCGTCAACGCGCTCGTGCTGATCGGCGCCTTGCTGGGGCTCGAAATAGAAAGAGCCGCCGCGCGCTTGGCGAAAAGGAAGTAGCTTGTGGACGTTGATCTGCTGGCGCGGCTGAAATCGCTTCCTCAACTCTCCGGCGTCGGGTCGATCGCTTGGCTGTCTCGGCCTTCGAAGGCACAGCTGCCTGGTATGACGCTGCAACGATTGGCGCCCGGCCGAACCTACACCTTCAGCGGCGCCACAACGCTTCAAGACACGCTCACACGGATAGACTTCTGGGGTTTAAATGTGAGGAACGTGAAGCCTCTTTTCCTGGCGACATTGGCAGAATTGGAGCGCCCCCGCACCGTGGGTTCTACCCGCTTCGCCCGCGCATCGCTGGAGGGGGAACGAGACATGCCTCCAGAGGACGTCGTGGAGGTTGGGACGATCTACCGCATCAGTGCAGATTTTCGAATTTGGTGGAAGCCTCTAGCCTAGGAGTGAACAATGGCAGGCGAAAGTGAAGCAATCACGGGCTTTGGCTCGGAATTTCATCTGGCAAACGCCAGCGGAGCTCTCACAGAAATTGGCGAGCTCATCGCGCTTGAGCCCGGCTCGGAAGAGTGGGGCACGACAGAGGCAACTCATTTTAAAAGCCCTGGGCGGCGGCGCGAATACATCAAGACACTGATCGAATCTGGACAGGGAAGCTTCCAAGTCAATTGGCTGCCCGGCGCAGCAACCGATCAGCTGATCAGCGAAGCACATCAGGACGCTGGCCAACGGGCCTTCATGATTGTTGTCCCTGCCGACAATGAAGGCGCTACATGGGAAATTTCCGGCTTTGTCAACGTCTTGAGTCGAACCCCTACCATTCCGCTTGATGATCGCATGACTTGCCAAGTCACGCTTCAGTTCACCGGCGGGCGCACTGAAGCGGCTGGCGCGGGAGCGGGAGCCTAATGGCGAACGCATTGCGAGGTGAAGCCTCATTCCATAGTGATGACGCAGACTACGTCATCACTATGGATGCAGATGCGCTTGCAATGGCTGAAGAGCTGACCGGCAAGCCGATCACCACGATCGTGACGCTCTTCGACAGCGGCGCCCACCTGGGCATGACGTCGGCTCTGGCTTGGGCTGGAATGTTCCGCCAGCATGGGGTGCCATGGGAGGGGTTCAGAGATCAGGTGCTCGCATGGGGGCTGCCGCGCGTCAGGGATGCCGTCGCTAAAGCCATGCAGCACGCCTGGCCAGAAGCTGAGAAGGTCGAAAGCGAAAACCCTCCGAAACGGGATCGAGCCAAGAAACCGGCTGGAACTGGCTCAAACTTTTAGAGCTTTGGAGCGAAGCCGGGTTCGATCCCGATGCCTTTTGGCGGCAGACGCCTCGAACGATCCAAGCCGTCGTTCGTGGCTACACACGCCGAGAGAAGGCCAATCATCGTGAAACTATGTACGCCGTCTGGCATCAAGCCGCTTTCACACGTGCAAAAAAGATGCCTTCGCTTTCAGAAGCATTGGGAGAGAGAAAGCAGCCACGATACCGCACCAACGCTCAGATGGTGGCCATGATGCGGCAGATGGCGAAGAGCGGCGTCGCGCTGACGATCAGACGAGTGTCGTCACCGGGGCAGGTCTGACCAATTTTTAAACGCGTCGTGAGATATACCGCTAGAATTCTGTTGTTCAGACGGCAGAGATGGCGGGGCATCTCTCATTTCGACAAATTTGGATCGGAAAAGGACGCCATGCAAACAGTAGGGCGCCACCACAAAAAATAAGGCGATGCCGGCGGCAGCCGCTTGCTGCGGGGCGCTACCGTCTGCCAGCGAACCAAACACGAGCAACGCCCCTATCGCGGCGCCAACGAACGTAACAAACTTCCAGATATTCATCTGACCACCCTTTCTTTCGCGTGAGGGTTTAACGGTTTTCCTGAAGCGGAGTCAAAGCATGGCACGCAGTGTGATCGGCGCGCTCCGCGTGACCTTGGGTCTCGATTCTGCTGAGTTCGAGTCTGGGATCCGGCGCGCGTCAAAGTCAACGCAGCAGTTCACGCGCGCCTCTAAGGACGTAAAGACGGCATCTGAGCAGATCTCAACATCTCTGCGAGGTGTAGGCGCCGCACTAGGAATAACTTCCATTGCTGCTGCTGGAACCGCCTATCTGCGATTGGCGGACCAGTCCAAGCAACTTGCCGCACAGCTGCGACTAGCCACGAGCGCCTTCGGCAGCTTCGGGCAAGCTCAAAAGGATGTCACCCGTATCGCTGCGGATGCACGGACAGGTCTGTCAGAGACTGGCACGCTCTATTCGAGCTTCCTGCGCACCGCTCAAGAGCTTGGAGCGCAGCAGTTCGAAGCCGCACGGGCCACGGAAACGTTCTCAAAAGCTCTGAAAATAGGAGGAGCTGGCACGCAGGAAGTGGCGTCGGCAACTCTGCAGATGGGCCAAGCCCTTTCGAGCGCCACCGTAGAATGGGAGGAGCTTGGGCAGATTTTGGAGGCATCACCGCGACTTAGTCGTCTTTTCACAGATGCACTCGGCGTAACGCGCGGCGAACTGAAAAAAATGGCATCGGACGGCAAAATTAGCAGCGATATGCTGTTCAGAGCCCTGACCGAACGTCGCTTCACCGATAGTATCGACCAAGAGTTTCGGCAGTTGCCAGTCACCTTCGGCGAAGCCATGCAACAGGTTACCAATTCGGCCACTATGTCGCTCGGTGCGTTCGATCGGGGTGGCCAGTTCTCCGCGCTGATCTCCGATTTCGCAACTGACGGAGCAGGCGAGTTCGGACGCATGGAAGTCGCCGCAGAAAGGTTCGGCATCGCCGTCCGTCAGGAAATCAACGCAGTCGCTGAATCGATCAAACCACTGCTGAGTCTGTTAGGAGATGTCCGCAGCACACTTTCGAAAATCCAAGGCGCGGTGCCTGATAAGGCCAAAATAAGTCCTGAAGGCGCAGCTAGCGGACTGGACTTCGCGACCGGGTTGTGGCGCCGCCCGCAGGCTTTCGGCCGAGGGCTATGGTCGGCTGCCAAAGGTGGATCGTTCCGCCAGGGCTTTGATGACTTCATGAACAGCACGAGCGCGGCTGCACTTGTCAGACAAACCCAGGCGAATATCTCGGACGCGAATGTGCAAGCGACCATGGCCCGCATTATGCAAGGCAACCCTTTGGTGGATGCACCCAGATCTCCATCTAAGTTGAAGCCTGTAGCCGCTTCGGGTGAAACGGGTTCAAAGGCGGCAGCTCGCGCTGCAGAGTCTGCTCGCAAGAAAGCACAAAAAGAGGCTGAGAGAGCGGCGGAAGCGCTGCGCCGGTTCAATGACGATATGGCTAGAGAGAATGCTGATCTTCTGTCAGCACAGGCCGAGCTGGTCGGCACGATCGAGGCGCAACGTGACGCGGACATCAACCAGATCGAGGTGGATCGACAGGTACGAGAGCGATCCATCAGGTCTGATGATCAAATTGATGGGGCCAAGCAGCAACAATTGATCGATCTGAATAATCTCAATGCGAAGAGCCGCAGCGATTTGGCTCGACAACGCGCACAAGAGGCTATCGACCGTCGCAACTTGCAGATCGAGCAGGACCGAGCGGATCTTGCAGTCGAGCTCATGCAGCTGTCGTCGGCAGCTGCACGTACAGCGAAGGAGCGGCGTGCCGTCGAGCTAAGGATACTGGATGCTCAGTTTGAGCAGGAGCGTCGCGCACTCGAAATCGCTTCAACATCGAAAGATCTTGTCGAGGCGACGCGGGCACGGGAACGGCTCGCCGAATTTCCACAGCTACAAGCGGGGGCGCACGATCAGGTGATGCGGGGAACGCAAGGCCCATTAAGCCAGTACCTGGACAGTTTGCCCCGGTCCGCTGATGAAGCGAGGGAAGCCCTCGAGCGTGTCCAAGTTGATGGAATAGACGGGATCGTCAACGGCTTAGCGGACGCGGTCAGCGGCGCACGATCGCTTGGTGACGTGTTTAAGCAGGTCACCCAGCAGATAATTTCTGATTTGATCAGGATCCAGATCCAGAAAGCGCTTGCAGGTGGGTTGTCGAAGGTTTTGGGCGGCACATTCGGCGGCTCTAATCCGCTCGCGGGTTCGCTCGGCAATGCTTACTCCAACGCCGGGACGTTGGCCTCAGCCATCGAGCTGCGCAACAAGACAGGACTGCCAGGCTTCGCAACGGGCGGGAGCTTCAAGGTTGGAGGTTCATCCTCGGTAGGAGACCAACAGCTTGTGCAGTTCCGCGCGAACCGAGGCGAGATCGTAGATATTCGTCGCCCCGGCAACGACAACGGCGGCAGGATCATGCAATTCGATCTGCGGGGCGCGGTTATGACGGAAGACCTGCTGTCGCAGATGGCAGCGATGGCTGATGGCGCCGCGCTCCGCGGAGCAATGGGCGGCAGCGCGATGGCACAGGCAGGCGTGGCGCGCCGCGCGCGCCGCCGGATTCCGGGGCGGTAAATGGCTGTCACCGAGATGCCTGAGTGGGTGGTGCCCAGCGCCGCCGAGCCGTTCCTGCGCGACTTTGGGACTGTCCTTACCCCTTTCCTCGGTGGGCCCGAGCAGCGGATCAACCGGCTGGGCACCCGCTTCGGCCTACGCATTACGCTTCCGCCGATGCCAACCCGGGATAAGGCGCTGATTGTCCAGTCGCGCCTTCTGCGCGGCCGGGAGGATCGGTTGCGCATGGAGTGGCCTCAGCCAGACTTCGATCCCGGTGCCCCCGGTGCCCCGCGTGTGGCGGCGGCGGTCGCCTCCGGCACCACCCTGCCTCTTTCTGGCCTCACGGCAGGATATGGAGTGAAGGAAGGTCAGATGCTGTCCATCCAGCGCGCCGGGCGGAGATATATGCACATGTTTGCCGCCGATGGCCTCGCGAGCGCTGGTGGGGCGCTGGACGCCACCATCTGGCCTATGCTGCGCTCCACGCTTGCGCCCAACGATGTTGTCGAGCTCGCACAGCCAATGATCGAGGGCATGGTTTCGCCGGGCGACGAGCTCTCCTGGCAGATCTCCGTCGATCGGCTGGCCAGCTTTACCTTCACTATTTCCGAGAGCGCCTGACGCTTCTCCTGCGGGGACTATCCTTGGACACTACGCTCAAGAACGCGCTGGCGCAGCCGGCGCCGCTGCTCTTTGGCGCGCTCAGAATCGAGCTGCCTGATTATACGCTGCGCCTGCTCGATGGCTCGGCCGTGCTCCAGATCGGCGGCGAAATCTATTCCGGCATGGACGAGGTCTTCGGCACTTTCGCAGGCATTTCCGATCTGTCGGAAGAGATCGGCGACGACAGCCCGGAGATCACTGCTACGCTTTTCCCGCCGGACGTCAGCGCGACGGCTGTGCTGTCGCACCCAAACATGCAGGGCAGCATTGCTCAGGTAATGGTGGGAGCCGTGGATCGGGCGACGGGAGCGGTGATCGGCACGCCGGAGATCCTGTTTCGCGGTGAGGTCGATGTGCCGACGATTTCGATCGATGAAGCCGGCGCCAGATCCGTCGAGTTCACCATCGTCAGCGTCTTCGAGCGTCTGTTCGAGACCGAAGAAGGTCAGCGAGCGTCCAATGGCTGGCATCAGTCGATATGGCCGGGTGAGCTTGGCCTTGATCACATGACCGGCACAGACGTGAACCTCTACTGGGGCGTGAAGCCGCCAAAGGGCAGCGCGGCCAAGTCGGGCTTTGCCGCTGTACGCGAGCTGGTCACCAATCAGGCGGCCCGCTGATGACGCCACTCGAGCGCCGGCACGCCGCCATCGAAGCCACGCTGAAGCGCTATCGTGGCCGCCCCTTCGCCTGGGGGAAGGTAGACTGCGCCAAGGTAGTTGCCTTTCACCTGAAGAAGCTGGGGCACAAGGTGTCGATCAGCAAGGCGGGCAGCTACTCATCGGCACTCGGGGCTACTCGGGCGATCCGGCGCATGGGCTTTCCCGGCATGCCCGAGCTGCTCGATGGGCTGGGTATGACCCGCATCCCCTACGCCCGCCTGATGCTGGGCGACGTCATCCTGGGCGAAGGCCATGGCGGGTTGAACGCGCTCGGCATCTATGCCGGCAACGGCCACGTCTTCGGCTTCCACGAAGATCATCTGGAGAATGGCCTGGTGACGATCGACGTGACGCCAGCAGCTGCCTGGAGCGTCCTCTGATGTCTGGCTTCCTTCGAAAAGCCGCCTTCGTCGTCGGCGCGGTCGCGCTGGTCGCGGCCACCGGCGGCGCGGCCGCAGCGGCGCTAGCGCCGGGCATCGCCGGTACGGCAAGCATCGCGGGCATTTCCGCCGCCACGCTGACCGCCATCGGCACCTATGGCGGGCTTGCCGCCGGCGTCCTCTCGGCGATCAGCGCTGCGACGGCGCCCGGCCTGTCGGCCCAAGGCAGCCAGACCAGCTTCACCACCAACCCGCAGAGCGGCCTGCCCTACGCCATGGGCCGCACCCGCATGTCTGGATTGCGCATCTATGCCGCTACCAACACGCGGCCCGGCTACACCAAGTTCAATGACCTGCTCTGGTTCGGCGCAATGCTCAGCATCGGCGGGCAGATCCAGCAGATCGAGCGCTTCACCGCCGACGGCGAGGTCGTGACGTTCGACACCAGCGGCAACGCGATCGGTACCTACCACGATTATCAGGCGCAGAAGGTGCATCTTGGAGGGCCTCAGGCGAGCGCCCTCGCCTTGTCACTCATGGGCGGCACCGCGCCCGGCTGGAGCACTCAACACCGCCTCTCCGGCATCACGCATGCCATGTGGTGCCTGCGCTTCAACAAGCAGGGCGAGATGTACGGCGCTGGCGCGCCGGAGCCGGCATGGATCGGCAAGTGGGTTCGCGTCTATGACCCGCGCCTGGACAGCACCTATCCCGGCGGATCGGGCACCTGTCGCGCGCTCGACGAAACTACCTATGTGTGGTCGGACAATCCCGCGATTCACGCCCTCACCTGGGCGCTAGGCCGCTGGCAGAACGGAAGGCGCACCTGCGGGATCGGCGCGCCCGTTGCGAACATTCGTGTCGCCGAGTTTGTCGAATGCGCGAACGTCTGCGAAGCCAATGGCTGGAAGGTCGGGGGCGTTGAGTGGACGACCGACAGCAAGTGGGACACGCTGAAGCGCATCCTGCAAGCTGGTGGCGCCGTGCCGACGCAGACGGGCGCGATGATCGGTTGCCTGGTGTCAGCGCCGCGCTCGGCAATCGCGACCATCGAAAGCCGCCATCTTCTCGACAGCCTGTCGATCGCAGCCACGAAGAGCCGACGTGATCGCTTCAACACCGTCATTCCGCGCTATGTCGACGAGGACAGTGATTGGTCAGTGATCTCGGGCACCGCGATCAAGGTGCCCGACTATGTGACCGCCGACCGAGGGCAGCGCACCAAGGAGATCGACTACCCTCTGGTGCAGGTCTTTTCCGGCCAGCAGGCAAAGCAGCCGGGTCAGCTCGCGGCCTACGACATCGTCAACAGCCGTGAAGCCGGCCCGATCAACTTCACGACTGGCCCCGAGTGGATTGGCCTCAAGACGGGCGATGTCGTCCTGCTCAACGTGCCGGAGGAAGGGCTGGTCGATCAGCCGGTCCTTATCACGCGCCGCGCGCCCGACCCCTCTACCGGAAAGGTGTCGTTCTCGGCCGAGACCGAGACTTACAGCAAGCACGCATTCGCGCTCGGACAAACCACCACCCCGCCCGCTCCTTTCACCCTCACCGCCCCCGATCTGAAGCCGCCGGCGCCCGCCGCCGCCAACTGGTCTGCCGCCGGCACCGTTACGGGCGAAGGACTGCCGGCGGTTGTGGTCACGGGCAACAGCGAGATGCCATCGGCCGACGCGGTGCTTATCGACTACCGCAAGGCCAATGACGATGCGTGGACCCGGTCTGCGATCCTTTCGGCCAACGACCCTGTTCAGCACGTCATTGCGCCGCTGGAAAGCGAAACACCCTACCAGGTTCGGGTTGGGTATCGGGTCGAGCAGATCGACGGGCTTTACACCATTCTGGCTGCGACCACGACCGGCGCTGGCATCATCTCCGACATCTCGGATCAGGTGGCGCAGCAGGACGACAAGCTCCAACAGCTCGAGCAGGACACCGCCGCCGCAGAGGCCGCGGCAGCCGCCGCGCAGACGCTGGCCAACCAAATTCAGGCGAGCGTCACGGCCGATATCGACGCGCTCTCAGCCGAGGTAACTGCCGCCGGCGGCCGTATCCACACGGTTGAAACAACGCTCGGCGAGCAGGGCGCAACCATCACAAATCTGCAAGCGACAGTCAGCAATCAGGCCGGGACTCTGGCCACGCATGACATCCAGATCAGCACAGCCAGCGCCGCCATCAGCACGAACGCACAAGCGATCACGGCAGCGAACCAGAATGTGGCTCAGTTAACCACGCGCGTGGGGTCTGCGGAGAGCGCAATCACCTCTCAGTCTACAGCGCTCACCAATTTGACAGGGCGCACAGCCACGCTGGAAAGCACGGTGACCAGTCAAGGCGCAAGCATAACGCAGCTTCAGTCTACAACGTCGACGCTCCAAGGTGATGTTGCCTCGATCACGACGCGCGTGACAGCCGGCACCGGCAATCTGTGTCCGAACCCAACCTTCGAGAACGGCCTGGAGGGCTGGAGCTTCAATGCTGGAGCCTGGGCGGTAACCAGCGGCGGCAACGGCTGGGGCAGCTACGCCTCCACAGGAAGCGACCCGGGGAATGGGGGCTACCTTTATCTCTATAGGGATATCTCGATAGAGCCGGGGAGCCCCTACACCCTTACTGCCGACATGGGGCAGTTCATCAGCGGCGGCACTGGCGTTCACTACACGCAAATCCAGTTCTTAGACGCATCAAACGGGGATCTTGGAACGTCGACCGGCACCGGCCGAGCATCAGGACCGAATTTTGATCCGACCGGTCAGAGTCGTCAGGCGCTCAAGGTGACAGCGAGTGCACCGGCAGGGACCGTTAAGGCGCGGATTTATCTAGTTTGGTATAAAGGCAACGGGACAGTTCAAAGCTTCCACGCCCGTCAAGTACAGCTGGAGCGCGGAACGGTCGCCACTGCTTTTTCGCAGCAAGTATCCATCCTGCAGTCTTTTCAAGCACTCTCTACGCTCGCCACTCAATATGCCAGCCTCTCCACTACCGTGCAGACGCAGGGCGTGACGATCAGCACACAGCAAACGGCGATCACGCAGGTGCAGGGCAACATCACCACGCTGTTTGGGCGTTGGGGTCTGGAGATCGATGTCAATGGCTATGTCAGCGGCATGGTCCTGAACAACAATGGCCAGCGCGCCGACCTCACGATCCGGTCTGATCGTTTTCGCGTGCTTCCGCCCGGCGGCAACGGCGCTGACGGTTTCTATGTCGATATCGATGCTCAAGGAAGGACAACGCAGTATATTCTCAGCGGCGGTGTCCGGGTCGCCGAATTTGGATGGTGCCCCTGATGGTTTGGGCGCTGCGCACCCGCTTCTATAATAGCAGGACCGACGAGACCCTCTTCTATCACTCTACTATTTCCATCGCCCCCGATGTAACCGGGACGTGGAGCCTCACCGAACTTGCCGGGCAGCGCGTGGCAATTACACTTGTTGATTATGCCACCTTTCCTGGCGGTGCTTCGCCACAGGGACCAGCTCAGAAACGCAAGAACATCGCGCTCACATTTCCGGCGGGCGTGCCGTCGATCGCCGCCAGCCACCCGTCTGGGGCCACTCAGTCAGCTGCTTGCGATGTCATCGTATTCACAGTCGGAGGCTCGGCAGCCGCAGCAGGATCGTATGGGTTCCGCGCCAAGAATGAGAACGGCCGATTTTCCGTTGATAGCGATCGCTCGGCCTACGGCTACATCGGTCGCTTCGTGCCTTCAGGAAGCACCGTCAGTTTCACGTGCGTGGGCATGCCTCTCGTCTTCTTCGAGCTGGACGCCACGAATTACCGGGGGATTCACAAAATAGAACAGACGTCTGCCAACAACTGGACGGTAACAGTCATGGGCGGGGCGCCGATCCGTGTCTTTGGGCGCGTTGATCTCAATTGGCCCAACGGCAGCGGTTCTGCCTGGGCAGCACGTCTACGCCGGCGGAGCGACGGTAAAGTGACGTTCGATAGCGGTAGGCGGATGCTAAAGCTCGCAGCCTACACCGCCGATAGCGTCGTAACCGCCAACGATAGCAGCAGCACCATCACCCCGCCCATCAGCGGGGTCGGCCGAAGCATCGCCTGGAACCCCTACCTCATCTATTGGACCTACCAATCCACGGCTGTAGGTCCTTCGTTTACCGGCACCATCCGCTACCATAAGCTCGGCTGGCGCACTGCTGGCGCCGATCTTCAGGCAAGCTGGGTTGAGCTCTTCGTCGGCATTAATCCCAATGCCGGCGGCATTCAGTTCGGATCCGGCGTTCTCGGCGGCTCTCTCACGGCCCCGATACAGTTCATCAACAACGCCGACTTTCCTTGACGACGGTAATCCGCCGCCGCCCCTCCTGACATCCTCACTCCCAAGGAGACCTTATGCTGCACCTCAAGACAGCCGATGGCGCGCGGCTGGAAATCCCCGCCACCGCCATCATTGCCGTGATGAAGCCGTCGGACGGCGTGAACCCCTGCGCGATCATCTTCGACATGGGCGCCGGCCCGCAGGTCGATCAGCTGAGCGATCAGTATGGCTTCGTGAAGAAGCTCGCGAATGACGGGCAAGCGCTGGTCAACCCGATCGAGCTGCGCATCATCGAGCAGTTGAACGTCGGCGACGGCGCAGAAGCCATGACCGCGCATGGCGAGGGCCGCATCTTCTTCGCTCGCGATCGGATCTCCGGCCGCCGTGAAGTGAAGGGCGACCCGCACGGCATCAACGCCACCATCTACGTGAACCTCTTTGGCCAGCCGACCAGCATCAGCGTGGCTGACACTCTCGATGAGATGGACGGCGTCGAGCCGACGCCCGCGCCTGCACGCAAGGTCCGCGCCACGCAGCCGAAGATCAAAGCAGGAGAATGACCATGTCTCAGACCGTTTCCGAATATGATGCCCAGATCGCAGAACTGAAGCGGCAGCGTGACATCGCGTCGCTTGAAAGCGTGAAGGCCACGCAAGCCATCATGAAGCGAGCCAGCACCGGCAAGGTTGCTGACGACCTCGAGGCGCTGCTCGGTCAGCTGCCGGCGGGTGAGATGGTCCACCAGCAGGCAAGTAACGTCATCAACATCATCCGCGGAACTACGAACCTGATCGACCAGGAAACTGCTCGGGTGCAGGCAGTGGTCGACGCCCATGCCGAGGCCGGTTGAAGGCAGCTGCTATGCTGATCCAATCCCTTAAACAGCACTTCCCAGCCCGCCTGCCCGAGTGGTTCATGGCTGTCTTCTTCATGATACCCTGGGGCGTCTACACGGTGCTGCACCCTGAGATGTGGGAGGCTCCCGCAACAAAGCATCTCTTGGCCGGGATGGCCGACATGGCGACTTGGACCGGCTATCATCCCTCTGCCATCTGGGGCCTTGCCGCTATTCTCGTCGGGATGATCCGAGCGGCTGCGTTGTTCATCAACGGCGCATATTCCCGCACACCGGCGGTTCGCCTCGCCACGAGCGCGATAAGCGCCTTTCTTGTCTCACAGATCATCCTTGGGCTGATCCGTTCCAACATCCCGACTTTCGGGATCATCACCTACACCACCCTGTTTCTGATGGACATCGCCTCCGCCTACCGCGCCGCCAGCGACCTCCCCCTCGCAGAACAGAACCGTATCCACGCGAAAGAGGGAATGCGCGCCAATGTTAGAAGGCGTTGACGTTGAAGGGGTCGCCGCGATCGGGGGAGGAATCGCCGCGTTCATCGCGGCAGTTGTCGCCGGCGTACGGCAGGGGCTCAAAAAGGCGCAGGCGAACGACCCTGACGCTGGCATGCGGCTGGCGGCCGGGGTGCTGATGGATAACACCTCGATGCTGATGATGTCCGAGCGTCTGCGCGAGAATACGGACGCCCTGCACCACCATGGCGATCACATGCGTGAGCTGGCGCACCAGATGGAAAGGTTGAGGGACAAGCTATGACTACGATCACCGACGACGAGTTCGTGCGCCTGTTCCAGGAGCGCCTTGGGCTATCCCCAATCGACGGCTGGGCAGGCCGAGACACTCTGGCCAAGCTGGACGAGATTGCGCCACCCAAGATCCTGCCGGCGAGCAACGGGGCCATCCCCAACGACTACTGGCCGATGCTGTCGAAGATCGAGAGCAACGATCGCCCGTATGTGAAGGCAACAACCTCCAGTGCCTCAGGGCTCTACCAATTCATCAAGTCGACGTGGATCGGTGAAGGCGGCACTTGGGGCACGGACGCCTCGCAGGCGTTCGGCGGCTTAGCGCCAACCGCCGCGGAGCAGACAGCACGAGCCAAGACTTTTACTTCCAAGAACGCCGCTTATCTCCGCGCGAAAGGCATTCCGATCAACAAGGCGTCGCTCTACGCCGCGCACTTTTTCGGACCGCTGACCGCAGCGCAGGTGATCGCCGCCGACGTGAAGGATCGCGCTGACCTGATCGCTGGACCTGCTGCGACCAAGGCCAATCCATCTATCCTGCGGGACAAGACTGTAGGCGAGTTCTTGAGCTGGCTCCACAAGAAGACCGGGGATTGGGCGCGGTGAAACCCGACCGCACGATTGGCCTGTTCGCCTTCGCCGCAACTCTGCTCGCTATTGTGCTGCTGTCCAAGATTGGTGGTAGTGGGGCAGACCTTGCCATCATGACCGGCCTCGTCGGCGTGCTTGGCACGCTTGCTCCCGGCCTCGTCCCCTCTCGCGGCAATGAGCATCAGCCAAACAAGGTTCAGATCGATCAGCCGGCGGATCGGCCGGTTCCCGTCGAGGAGAAGCAATGATCACCGATGATCTCGTGATAGGCTTTGCCATGGGCGTCGCCTTTGTCGTGGCTCTCTTCATCTTCGTGCTGGCGATCACGTGGGAGCCGCGATGATGCATTGCGTATTCTGCATGTTGCGTCGCCGCTGGTGGTTACCAGTGATCGCTGCGCAGTGGTCTGCCATCGCGATCCTGACCGTCCAGCTCGAGGCCAAACCTCGTCTCTCGGCCACCTGTTCCAAGGAGCCCAGCGAATGATCGCCTTCCCTGCCTTCCTGAGCCGCAATGGCGTGATCTTCGCCGCCGGTGCCCTGCTGGGGGCGCTCGCCGCCTGGGGGCCAGCGTCATGCGCCGGCAAGCACCAGGCGAACGCTGCCAACGCGCAGAAGGTCATCACCGCAGCGGCAAAGGTCGAGGCATCAGCCGAGCGGGCGGCAAAAGCTGCTGCCCTCACAGACATGGCGCTGTCCACCAAGACGCGCGGCGACGCGGAGAAACTCAGGGAGATCGTTCGTGAACAAGCCACCGATGATGCTGTGGGCGCTGGGATGCAGTCTGTGCTTGAGCGCGTGCGGGGACGCGCCGGCGCCCGCTAAGATCAGGGTGCCGCCGCAGCTCCTGTCGTGCGCTGCCGAGCCTGTGCCTGGTAAGCCTTCAGGCGCCGGCGGCAAATTCACCGATGCTCAGGCGGCGGACTATCTGATCGATGTGCTGGAGGCCGGCGCGGACTGCCGGAACAAGGTGGCCGCAGTGAAAGCCTGGGACGCCGAAAAGTAGTTCAGCAGGCAGGCGTATGTGACAGCCGTGCCGATCGAGCGCGCTGGCCTGCATCATAGCATTTCTGCCAGCTGTGCGGAGGGATCGTCGCCGCGTCATCAACGGTCCAGCCGAGGCGGATGCGCTTTTCCAGCGCTGCCCGGGAGATGCCGTTCATGCGAGCAGCCAGCAGCGCCGGCCGCCCGTCTGATGTCCTGATCTGCTTCACATGTGCCATATCAACACCTTACGCCGCTTGAGTTAACACTCGGTTGCGTCTCTCGCGGTGGCGCGGCCGCTCTCGGGTGATCATCACCTGCTGACGATGCGGAAGGTCAGGCGCTTAGAGACCCCGCTTCTTTAAGCCATTCGCCGGCACCTTCTTCTGGCCGATCCCCAATGAGTGGCTCCATCCCGCCAATGTGCCGTGTTTAGCCTCCCCGCCGGTATGCTTAATCGCCCAACCCATGACAAGGTCGAGTACGTCCTGCTCTGAAGTCAGGCCGTTGCTGCCGATCGCGTAGATCTTTTTGCCCTCGTGCCAGATCTCGATCCGCGCAAAGGCGCGCTCGCCCTCGCTCCACGTGCGCCACCGAAAGGATAGGCTTCGCTGCTGAGCGTGATCACGAATGAGGCTGTCGTCCATGCCTCATGTTCGCGCTTCGTTCTCGATTCGGTCAAGATCAGAGATGCGTTGACAGGCAGGCTCGCGATGCTCACCTTCGCGCCATGTGCAACCGGGCGGAACGTGGTGCGACCGACAAGGTGCTGAAGCTCTTCGGCGCGAAGCTTGGCGCCCGCTTCAACGAAGGGCCTCTGCAGGTCCACCCCAAAGAGCCAGGCAGCGTCATCCGCTTGCAGGATGGCGAGCCGGTGCTGGAGCAGATGACGTGGGGCTTCCCCGTCACGCTCAAGGGCAAGAACGGCCAGCCACTCAAGCCCAAGCCCGTCAACAACGCGCGCTTCGACAAGCTGGGCAGCTTCTGGAAACGTTGGGCGATCGAGCCGCGTAACCGGTGCCTTATCCCGACCGCGCGCTTTGCCGAGGCAGTGGGCGAGAAGGGCAAGATGACCGAGACCTGGCTTTCGGTGACGGACCAGCCGATATTCGCTTGGGCAGGGCTCTGGTCAGACAGCGCCGAGTGGGGCAGCGTTTATACCGGCGTCATGACGGCGGCCTGCATGGAGCTCGAGTACATCCACGATCGGTCGCCTGTCATAATCGATCCGGCGGACTGGCAGACCTGGCTCACCGCTCCGCTGGAGGAGCTATACCGGTTCGATGTGCCCTACCCGGCCGAGCGGCTCCAGGTCGAGCACACCGATCAGCCGTGGTTCAAGCCGAAAGGCAAAGCGCCAGCGCCGCCGGCGGCCCCGACCCTGCTCTAGAGGAAGAGGCCCGCAAGCCAGACCAGCGCCCCGCCGGCGAGGCTGATGGCGCCTGCCAGGACGATGAAGCCGATGATGATGTCCGCAATCCGGCCGCCGCGGCTTCTGGGCTCAGGCACCCGATCGGACCAATCTCTCAGCATGGAATCCCCTCCCCAGCTTACGGGATGATGATGGCAGAGGGGCCGATCCGTCAAGCCGCCGCACATTTCGGATCCAGCCGTAGCGACTCACCCGATGTTCGCGCTACGTTCCCGCAGTGAACAAGAACCAGCGCACCATCATCGACCTATCGCTCGAGATCCTCGAGGCTGCCAACCGGCGCGCCGGCAAGGAGAAGGTCGACACCATCGAGGTGCGGCTGGCGCTCCGATGCCTCTTGCCCTTCTGCGCAGAACGCTGGCCGCTGCACGCGTTCTGGAATGGCGCGATCGGCGATCAGGATCTGGGGCGCTCGGCCAGCACAACGGCAGCGCTGAACGGCATCAAGCTTCAGCTAAAGGCGAGCGGCCTGACCTGAGGCCTGCCAGACATTTGCACAGCACTCTCGCGCCCAGCCACCCGAGCCGTCTGAAGACGGAGGACGCAAGGCTTCGAATAACCCGTCTGATTCAGTAACTTGCACCCGTCACCACCTTTCATTAACCACGCCGCTCATGAAGCACCGTCCTTTGCTGCGCCTACGAACGCTGGTCGTTATCGAAAGGATGATCGAGGCGCAGCCACCTGAAGGCGCGAGTATCGCCTGGCTCAAGGCTGAGTTTAAAGACGCGTTCACACGCGTAGATCTTAACCACACGATGAAGACACTGACAGCCGCCGGCATCATTGCAAGATCGGGTCACGATCCGATCCGCTACAAGCTAGTCGGTGGATTAGAGCCAGAGCAGACCGAATGGCTGAGACAGGCAAGCGAGGCGCTCGAAGAAATGCGGCAGGATACTCGCCTCGCGCCAGTGTTCCGCCGGATCTGCGCTGTAGAGCATTCAAGGAACGGCATTGTCTCCGATGTTGATCGCCATCGCCTTGAGACCGTTACCTGAGCGCTAGACCAAGATCAGAAGCTCGCTCACGACCAGAGCCGCTGTTCCGATCGCGATAGCGCCGCTTGCCCAGCTCATCCACCGATCAGGCAGGGGATTAGCCTCAGAGCTCGCGATGTACTTCATCAAGATCCGAGGCGGACTGCTTCTGGTACTATGCTCATCAAGCACCGGCCTGACTCCTACCACGATGCTGCTCGGCCAAGCTGCGACTGGCCGAGACACGTCATAGTAGGATCAAGGAAGCGGGCAAGCGCATTAACCTTCTGTTTTTGGCAGGACAGCCGCGCCGGACGGGCTAAGGAATAGCTGAAGGCGAGCTGTCTGGCCCGGAGCCAGCACGGCGTTCAGAAATCGATCTCGCGCCTGGCCATCTCGGTGATCACCTCCTGCTCATACTGGCTCAGATCGCCCGGATCATCGACAGCGTTCCACAGGTTGATGAGCGTCGTGTCGTCAAGGTCTTCCACGTCCGGCATGCAAGATCTCCTCTCCTGCTGAACGAAGTGAAGCCTTATCGCGATGATCAGTTCCAATTTGAGCGCGGCTTGAAATGAGAGCGGCGCCTCGCATCCGCGCCAGCCTGTGGATTGCGCGGCCATCGTCCATGTTGCGCCCAGTCTCGGGCAGCCCTAAGTTTCACGTATGTTCTTAAACGCCCTGTCGGTCGTCGTGGTCGGCGCCGAAGACTCCAGTTCTCGCGCAGCCAGCCGTCGCGCTGTCATTGCCAACTGCCGGCCAGGCGACACGCTTGAGTTGCGCCGGGAACGCCACTCCTTTGGCGGCCATCGAGCCGTCGGCATCTATTCAAGTGAGGGGGAGCAGATCGGGTATGTCTGGCCCGAGTTCGCCGAGCGCGTGATCGGCCAAGTTGCGGTGGCTCGCGCGATCTTCGAGAGCAGGGAGCCTTGGGGTGCGATCGTCCGCGTGACGCTTGATGGCTCAAACCCTGCCCTTCCTCCGCGGAAGCCGCGGCGCCAGCGCATGAAGCCGTCGCCGGAACCTGTAGATGAATTCACAGACATTTACCCCAACGTGACAAAAAGCACCTCCCTAGCAAGCTAAAGATACATCCTTTCACCGGCCTCATACATCGGCTCCGTTGCATTAGGATCTAGCTCGTTCACGTTGTTGATCCAGAAATATTGCCTCCTTTCATTTCGTCGGTTGTCAAAATAGTATATAAGAACTTGAAAAGAGGCTTGATTTACGTTGTAAGGTAAGGACCACTTAAAATTAACCGTTTCCCCTGGCATGATGAATGGAAACTTTGCGATGGGTTCATCGCCCTTTTCGACAACGACATAGGATATAGTTGGTCCACCGGAGCGAATAGGCATCGAATATTCAACGAAGCCTTCTTTCTCTTCTTTTGTAGGTTCGCCCATCGTCAGAACAGGCTGTGCAGCCTTTTCCGCAGCGGATTCGGCTGCTTCTCGCGCCTTTGCCTCCGCCTCCAATTGCTCACGAGAAATAGCAACCAGTCGCCTTTGTTCTTCGACAGAATTTCGAAGCTCTTCACCCTGTATGTACAGAGCCTTAGCGCTGTTTTGCAGTTCAATACCTTGCTGTTTAAATCCGAGGACAAGCCACAAAAATGCAACTGGAGCAAATACGCCCGAAAGGAAGGTCGCAAATGCGTCAGCTTTCAGCGCTAGAATAGGTTGCGACGATGTAAATGCGTAGATGAGAATTGCGGCAAAATATCCGCCACTTAGCACAAAACCCACAACTTCAAGGGTTGTCAAAGATCGGGGAGGTTTCTCATTTATGGTAAAGCCGGACGTGATGGCTTTGTTGCTCAAGATTTCATCCGTGACGGCCTGCCCCTCGCCTTCCATTAGCGTTTTCGAGACATCTTCCACTCCATCATCTCCCTGGCATTAGAGCGGCCGCCGGGGCCAAAACATCACTTATTATATCTGCCCATGCCTGACCCAGTGCACGGCGCGGCTTCAGATACCTTGCCCGATTATAAGCCCATTCCGAAGCTGACATACCCTTAGGCACGTGCGCCAGCATCATGTCGATCAGCATCCGGTCGCCATCCGATTGCGCCTCTGCGGCCCGCTCATTCATGATGGTCGAAAAGGCAGAGCGCCAGCCGTGAGGCACCATCCGCCCCTTATACTTGCCGCCGGCCATACGCTTATAGAGCGTTGACAGCGCGGCATCGCTCATTGGGTCGCGCCACGATTTGCCGCCAGGGAAAAGAAGCTCATACTTGCCTGTGACGACGTGCAGCGTCCGCAGCAGCTCGACCGCCTGCGTCGGCAGGGGCACCTCATGGCCGAATGCCTCATTGCCTTTGTCCTCGACCTCGAGCTTCATCCTTGCGGCAGAGATGCGCCACACCGCATCAGGTGCGGGGGCATCGGGCCTCGCCCAGTCAATCCCCTCGATCTCATCCCAGGTCGCCTGACGCAGCACCCCTACCCGGACAACCGTCAGCGCCAGCAGTCGCGAAGCGAGCTTTGTGACCAGATCGGACGTGGACCGGTCGACCGCCTGCTGGAGTTCAAGCAGCTCCTCCACCCGCACCAGCGCTGGCTGCTTGGAGCCCACTGGCGTCGGCTTGAGAGCGTCTCCGATCTCCGAAACAGCCAGAACCGCCTCCGGGCCGATGAAGTGTTCGCTTCGCGCCCGGCGGAACACGGCGAGGACATAGCCCTTCACCCGCTTGGCTGTCTCGATGGATCCCCGCTTCTCGATCTTCCGTAGTGCCCGGAGCACCATCGGACCGGTGATGTCGGCCACGGGCATCCGGCCGAACTCGGGGTATATGTCCTTCTCCATGCGGAACCGGACCCGGGCGGCGTGAGCGTCAGACCATTGGGGGCATTCGTCGGCCATCCAGGCTTCGGCGATCGTCTTGAACGTCGCCCCGGCCGCCGCGATCGCTGCCTGCCGGATCTTCTCACCCTCGACGACCGGATCCTTACCCGCCCGGATCATTGCCTTGGCGGCGTCGCGCCTGTCACGCGCCTCGGACAGCGAGACGTCGGGAAACAGGCCGAAGGTCAGCCGCTTTTCCTTACCAGCGAATCGGTACTTGAAGCGCCACGATTTGGCGCCCTTCTTCGAAACGAACAGGTGCAGGCCCGCCGCGTCGGAGAGCTTATAGTCCTGCTCGCGCGGCTTGGCGTTCTTTACCTCTGCAACTGTCAGAGCCAC